GCTTGTTTTGCAACCTCTTCATCTTCTGCTGATACAGGATCACACCTTACCACATCATCACTAGCTGCAAATGTTCTTAGTAATGTTGGTAAAATACTCTCAACAACATCACTTACGTCAGTTGAAACAACTTGTGATCTGCCTTCTTGTTCGTTTCCAAACGGTTCACCAAAATAATATTCAAGTGATTTTTGTCTTTGTGTCGTTATATCCGAACCAATGTAACCAAGTGATGCGTAAATTTCTGCTTGCAGTACCGCAGCTACTTCTGGTTCTGTTAAAGGTTTTCCTTTTGCCATTATACTATATACCTTGTATCAATATTTATTTCTGTTGTCCACTGACTAGCGGTTGCAGGATCAATCGCACATCCGTAACGAAATGCGTCTGCTCCATGCGATGACCAGTCGTGCAATGGTTTGTTTTTAAATGTTTGCATTTTATCATCGAAATCTTTTCGGTACTGACGCAAACATTCAATACCATTTTTACATCTGTTCTTATCAAACCAACATTGGTCAAGTGTGTTTCTTACAGACTCGATGCCATGTTGTATTTCTAATTTAGGACAAATATCAAAATTAATTCCTAACTCTTGTGCAACTTCTAATCTGGATTTACCAGTACCAAGTTCACGTGCCACAATGTCGTGTGGTGCGATATGTCTACCATAATTATAGGCTTTTTCTTCTAACACATTCGCATAATGTGCAAGACTTTCACCTGATGTTTCATAGTAGTCAATCAAATGTATTTCGTTTCCAATCCTCTGAGCAAACCAAATGGCAGTGGAATCACCGATCCCTAAATCCCACCATGTTTCTACATCTACGTTTTGATCGTATTCGACATCTACTATTCGATTTTCTTTCTCAGCTTTCTGTATTTGCTTACCGTAGTAAGCACCAGATACAGCAGCTTGGAAACTACATTCAAACTCTTGTTCGTATTGATCTTCAGGCATTGTGTAACGTGCTTCTTCAAGCTCATCAGCATCAATAACGCCTGTCTCTGATGCACGATACAGAACTGCTTTCCAATCACCACCTCGTCTTCTTGCAAGGTCATACACATCCCAGAACTGATTGTGACCCATCGGTGTACCAATGAATATCACATATCCTAATTTGTCTGATACCGCAGGTCTTACAACCTCAGTCCATGTTCTAGGTGACATCAAAGCAAACTCATCCAACACTACACCATCAAAGCCTAGACCTCGAAGTGCATCTGGGTTATCTGCTCCAAATATTTGTATGCGTGAACCATTCCACAGATCAATTTTTAATTCTGTTTCATGTCTGCTACCACCGAGTTTCATCAAAGGTTGTGTGTACTCTTTGAGGTAGTCAAATGCCACGTTCTTTCCTTGTCGATACGTGGGTGCAATATATGCTAGCCTTGAATTGCTTTTACTCAAGGCTGTTTTGATTAAATGATTTATTGCAAAAACTGTTTTACCAAACCTACGATGACAACAGATTACGTTAAATCTTTTTAGTTTGTTATGTAATTCTTTTTGTAATGGTCGTGGTTTGTAAGGTATTTCAATCTTCAAACTATTCCTTCCATTTTACTTCAATCTCTACTGGTTCGTCTTTATCCCCTTGTACTTTTTGGTCAACAGAAGCTAATCGTGGATGAACAAATGGTGCAGCTTTTTCAGCAGCCCACATCTTTTTTTCAGGGGATGTTTTTTTGTCGTTTAAGATGTTCAACATATATTCCAAAGGTGTTTTAGAACCTTTGCCTAACATCTTTTCAAGTCTTGCGTGTTTTGTTCCTGCGGTGACACCTCTAGGTCTACCTGCTCCTGGTCTTCTGCCTCCTGCTGCCATTAGAAAAACGATACGATTAGTGAGAGTACAATGATTATGCCAACAACTGCCATGATGTAGTCTTTTTTATCCCACATCTGATAGCTTTGTAGCCATTCTACGAATTGATTAAAATATTTCATGCTTTTCTCCTTTGTCCATAAATTTTTTTCATTATATCACCGATTGCTGCGGTTGAGTATTTTTTTTGTACGCCTTTACCTAAAACCCCTTTTTGGTCAAAGAATACATTTTTTCTACGAGGTTGTCTTAAACGTGATTGTCTTTGTAAGTTTCTTACAATTCTTATGAGTTCTTTTTGATTCATGTTACCAATTTTTGCAAGACCAGTATCTTGCTGTTAATTTTGATGGTGGTGCAGTATCACACCGATGTCTTGCCCTAAAAGATTTGCGTCTTTTGGGTGACGATTTTTTTATAGAAAGATTTGGGTCTCCATAACGTATTAATTTGACCTGTTTGCCTTGTTTTGCAAGTACAGCGAACTTTTTAGACTTTCCAGGTGTCCTTTTTGGCTTATTGTAGCCTGAAAATCGTTCACCACGATAATTTATGGACATTAGACCATAAACTTTCGTTTTTTCTCCTGCATTTTCTTCGGATTACGAAGTTTTTTAAAGTCAGCAGCAGTAATTTTGTCTCTTGGCTCGGCAATACGAGCTATTTTCATTTGTTTTTTACTTAGTTTTCTTGGCATTTCGTTTTTTCCTTACAAAAGTTGCAACATTAGTCGGTTTACCGCCTACTCCTTGTGCTTTTGATCGTTTTCTTGATACAGCAGAACGTATTTGTGATGCTGTCATGCTTCGTGCCTTTGATCTTGGCACGCATTTTGGGTATTTTCGTTTTGAACCAGTCGCAGATTTACGCCCACACTTTTGGAACTTACCTTTTTTCTTCGGTGCTCCTATGTCAACCCAATCCCCTTTTGGTCCTTTGCCAAACCATGCAGTCAATCCCCCTGTTGGTTTAGCCATTACGCAGTCCTATAACCGCCACCACGTTTTTTGTATGTGCGAACAAGCCATGCGTTTGCGTAAGCTGAAGGATAGACCTTGAACTTTCGCTTTGCTTCTGCCTTGACACGTGAGTACAAGGCTTTATTCGTTGGGATTGCTTTCTTTTTAGCCATTAGCCCATCATTATTAAAAGACCTTTTTTCTTCTTATTGGTCTTTTTCTTTCCTTTTTTCATTCCTTTTTTCATAGGTTTCTTTTTTGAGCGTTTTTTCATTCCTCTTGCCATATATCCTCCTATATGATTGTCGTTTAAGTACGGTGTCAGCATAATATTCCTGACTCCAGTTGTTATAATATCCAATTTTCTCTAGATGAGCTGACGCATCCTCTAGTTCTTTGAATGGCTGGATAAGTACCATAAAGAATTCGTTGTCTGGCTCCCAATCACCCTCCATGAACTCTTCTTGTTCATCTTCAGGGTAGGATGCCATTAGATAGGTGTTTAAAGGCACATAAACGTGGTTTAGAGCATGAATGTAGTCGTTCAGAGTATCGGGGGTTATCTCCATCTCAGAACACGCCAGAATAATCAATTTTAAGCGATTTTGAAACAAACCCCCTGCTTCTTCACAAACACGTTCCAAAAACTCATCACATTTGTCTACGATGACGATTTTGACTTGGTTTTCAAGTCGTGCCTTTTTTGCGTATGGACAGATAGGGAATTTATCCCCATGCTTTTCAACATGATCTATCGCCCATGATTTAATATCTTCTTCAACTGTTCGCATGAGGAAACATATTGAGGTTTCCAGCAACAGTGCGTCTTTCGCCTTGACCCTCAAATGGGTACACGCAGTGCTGACACCAAGACGGAAACATATACAATTTGCCAACTTCAGGTTTTACAGTCTTTGAAAAGGGTGGTCTAAGCTCTTCTAAACCCCTTATCCCTGTCTGACCGAAGTGGAATTGTAAATATCCATCCGCTACTCCGCTTGAGTTATATAAAGCTGATGCCTTATATTCCTCGCCATCGGCTATTTGTTTGGGTATCTTTGTCCATGTGGTAAAGGATATTCCCATTATTGTATCAACCCCATGATCGTGAACTGGGTTATAATCCCTCTCGTATGAGTGTACTGACCATAAGCTGTGAACTCCTGGTAGTCTTTTTAAGGGTTTGACCCCTATCATCTTTGAGAATTGTTCGAGGTACGATTGTGACATATTTGCAACAGTCTGTACGAATGGTTGTACCAAAGGATCTTCTTGATCCATTTTGAGCTGTTCACCATGACTTATTTGACCAACCAGCTTATCTGCGAAGCTCTCACCGCCCTTTTTATGCTTAGAGTCGAGGTATTTGTTTAAATCCACGACCATTCTCGCAGGCAGTTGGGTTTGCAAGAAAAGCACCGCAGGTGCAGCTTGAAATCGTAATGTCAGTTCTGTAGTCATATTATGCCTTTTAGCTATAATTTATTCAGAAGGATTTGTAAATAAAACCCCCCTTATTTTGATTATCTGATTGGATGAGTTATGACATTGACACAGACCCCTGCTGTGTGCGTTACGGTGTGCCATCATCAAAAACCCCCCATAATTCTTATTCGTATAATGTACATTATGTAAAATAAAGCTCATACTGTTGCATAATTGCAACATTTGATATGATTTATAGTACTATAATACTTTAATAATTTGTTTTTATGGTTTTTATTTTTGTGAGTGCAAAAGTACAAATATCAGACCATATCAGAACAAAGAGAGAACACCACATAAAATAATTAACACAATATAAAATAATTAAAGTAATTTATTAATTAATACTTTACTTTAATAAGCGAATAAGGTTTAAATTAGTTATTAACAAATATGGAGGTAAATAAAATGATAGACACTATATCTG